CGCCCTATTTTGCATACTATCAAGGCTTGATATAAGGCTCCATGCTTGCGCACCGTCTATCATTCCGCCCTTCTCTGCGGATGCAATCTGTTTCATTAACATTTCATGGGAGGCTAGGTTATCCCGTTGCTGGAAAAGTTCACTTTGAAATGCCTTGTAATTATTTGCCTTTTCCTCAGCCTTACGGAATTTAACATACTCATCATTGGCAGCATGAAGGTTCTTTACCTTCGTATCGTCTCGTATCCCTGGGAATGAGTCAAACGTCTTCCCTGATTTCATATCCGCGATATATCCATTATATATATCGACTTCTTTTCTCTCAATTTCCCTAGCAATCAATGATTTCGCATCATCTCTTTTTTCTGAATCGATATCATAATATCCAGAATTGAACCTTTTCTCAGTAATTGCAGGATCAATAGATACATCCTCTTCTAATTTCTGATACCATAAATTACCGCGCCATTGTTCCCATTGTGAATCTGCCTTATCTGGATCAATATAACCAGCACCAACGGCCTCATAATACCGCTGTTTTACAGAAGAAAGTATTTTAAGAGATTCTGTTTCATCCTGTGCTTTAATGAAGTTATTTCCTCCATTAAGCATGAATTTATCAAGTTCAGAGATTCCTCTATTTACAGTAAATTTCCACTCTTGAGTGTCTAGTTTAAGAGCAAACCTATCTTGCTCTCCTTTCATATTTGCAGACACTCTATCTCTAACCTGTTTGTCCTGGATGCTTGCATCAATTTTAGCAAACTGTTTTTGCAATCGCTCTTGAGCTGTTTTATGATCGATCGATCTCTTTACTGAAAATTCTTCCCAAATTCCAGCCGTTGCCGTTTCGATGTCATTTAGAACTCTGGTTGTCTCCGCTACTCGATTCGCATTACGTAGACGCTCCGCTCTCTGATCAATCGCCTCACTAAGCATTCCCGCTGCCTGGAATGCGTTCGATAACGGGCTTTGCTGTAGCGCATTGCCAGTCTGCCCGGTGTATCCTGTTTGTTGCTGGAACTTGAACGTGCTCATAGTTATTCCTGAAGTAATTTACCCGCCGTGAATGCTCCAGCCTGGAGGAACGATGTCCCCAACGCTGCGTTTCCGCCCATTCTTGCGAGTTTCGCTTGTGACCTTGCTTGTGCTGACTGAACATTTGCGTTATATCTCTGCGCAAGTAAATCTTGCTCAAACTCGAAGATATTGTTTATCTCGACTTCCAGTGGGCTTCCAGAAAATTCAATACCTGATGCACCAACCGCGGCCCTATTCGATGCCAACCCAGTATTGAACTGCCGCCGCTGAATCTTCTCATTCATCTGTTGGGCGATCTGCGTAGACTCTGCCTGCTGTTGAAGAACCTTGCTGTTGTACTTCCCTTGGTTATAGGAAGACACCCCCTGCCCAAGAAGAGCCGCAGAGCCAAGGCCCGCAGCAACCGCCGCAGTTGTCCCGATTGATCCAGCCGTAGCCGCACCAGCCCCTATGCCGCCCATAATTGGAATCAAAAATCCCATGTTATTTCACCATCCCGAACATAACATAATCCTGCCCGTCCGGTCCGTATTTTTTTAAGCAACCCTCTTGTTTGAATCCTATATTTTTTAGCCATCTCGCACGATCCGTTTTATCATAAGGCGCAGTCGCCTCTATCCGATGTAAGTCATATTGATCAAATGCCATCTTCGCAATTTTCTTCATCCGCCAAAATATCGCCATCGCCAACTCGTGATTGTTTTCAACTTCTTGACTAAACGTCATGAACGCATCGGCTACCTTCGGCCAGGGGAAAGCGAACCCTCCCAAGGCTACCGGGTTCCCTTCTTCGTTCAATATCGCCCATGCCCGGTATTTATCCTCTGGATGGTGCAATAACTCATGAAAATAATCAAGCGCGGGTCTATCACTTTTTCGGTATTCCATCATATCGATATGAGCAGGCAATAGAGGGACTATTTCAAGATTCATTGATCTGTACCTTCCCATGAATAGCAGTGATCACGCACGGGTAACAAATGTCAGACGCGTCAGGCTCCGACTTGAATACAAGCGTTGATTCCGTATCCCATCCGGTAGACCCAGCGTCAACATCATTTTGTCCAGCCGTAGTTGCCGCATCTAACGTCTGTTTTTCTGTTGCAAAAGTTTCTGATCCTTCTGCAAACGATATGTTTTGACCTGCGTAAATTACTGCGTTTACCCTAACCCACCGTTTCTTGAATGTTCGTATCGTCTGCCCTTCGTCATCCATTAATAGTGGGAGCGTCTCAAGCGTTGCTGTGAAACTCGCAGCCTCAGCGCCACCATTAGAATCATGCGATATCGTCTTACCAAGTCTCTCTATCCACCGATGGGAAGGACGGCTTACCAATGCCCATAGTTCATCGTCTCCTCCAGTCCCAGGGATAACTGCTATTGATTGCACTTGCGCCGCAGTGCTCAATGTTCCAAGCGTGTGTTTATGCCAAGCGATTACGTTGTGTTGCTTCTCAAACGTAAATGCCTTCAATTGGTTCTTATCTGTCACTACCCAGACGATATTAACCGGGGGGATGTTCATAGTCCATGTCTTCACAAACCCGACTTGCCCGGCTTGCTGGAACACCATCTCTTTTATGCCGTCTTTTATTTCCTCATAGGAGATGATCGACTGATCATCACCTATATACCCATCCGTATCATATCGGTATACGTAATCACGAATCCTGACACCATTTTTCTCGACAAACAGGATGCTATTCTCAACCTGTACAGGATCAACCTTATCACTTCCATAGAACGTGTGTGGGATGACCATGATATCGGAAGGAGTAATAACCCCGCTGGAAGCATCAACAACGTATTCGCTTCCGGTTGTACCAAGAATCATCTTCCTGCCTGATTTCATCCACCGGACAGTATCGATCTTCGCCGAAGCAATAGAAAATTCTAATGCGTCGTTATCGTTCGCACCTATATCAAAATTCTCGAAATCTCCTGTTTTACTCGCACGGACAAGCGGAAGACCACTAAACCCAGCAAGCCACATTCTATTTTGGTGGAAAGTTATGTTTGATGGGTAATATGCTTCACCTGATACCGGAGTATTTCTAAACCATGATGATGGGATCGGTTGAAATCCTACTCGAATTATCCACGAATCTCCAGCAATCTGTGTTGCTGAAGGCATATAGAACGCGCCGAACATATAAGTTGGAGCGGATGGATGACTTTTTAACTCATACATAGAACCGGAGGATGTGGACCAATCAGCCCCGTCGGCATCAGTCGGCTTTACCGCCCATCCCACTGGACTCTTTGTATTCCATGTAGACTCCTGAACACTTTCACTAGGCCATTCTGCGGTCATGTCTTCAGGGTGCGTCGTCATTTCCCGCCAAGTCCATCCAAATTTTGTCCCATTCGGAGAGGCTTTAATCTTTATTTCGAATACTGTGTTTCCATGCCAATCGGAATTATCAACGTTGTAATCATATGAAAGTAAAGCGTTTCCAGTTCCGTTATTGGTTGTCCCATTATAATAAGGTCCGTATCCTCTTCTCCACGCTACTCCTATACCCCACCTAGATGGACTCCAAGAAGAATTTGAATGTACTGTAAATCTAGCGTTTATTGGATGTGATCCCTGTGTAAGTTGAATCGAACCTTTTTCAGAAAATTCTGCTAGATTGTCCTTTGATTTAAGCGTTCTTATTGATGAAGCGCCTATCGCCGATCTTGCATTCACAACAATTTTTTCATCTACAGACAAATCCCCCATTGAATCGCAGTTCAGACCGAAATGATATTCATCCGCAGAAGGTGCATAGATTGTACTTGAAATATCAAACGCATAGTTGTATGTACTATCATGCGTTGTTAAATTTTTGTATATTGTACTTGATGAATCACCAATAAACTTTTTCCAAGTGTCATCTTCATTGTTATATTCGCTAGATGAAGATATTGGTTCTCCAAATAAAATACCATACGTTGAATCTTCTAGTTCGCAAGATTTTTCTAAAAACGCATATTGCGTATCATCTCTAAAAAGACTTGCAAACGTGCTTGCATTTGCATAAGATATACCGTTAGAACCTGCCCATGTTGCCCAAACGGCATAGTTTATTCTATATATCTTAAGGCTCTTTTTGACTGCGCTTGAATATGGATTGCCTACGAGGTTTGCTTCGGTGAGAGCAAATGATGGGGCTGCTACTGTACCCGATCTGGTGAGTTTGTGAACCTTATGGACTCCATCAACCATGTACAAAACATCTGCCGATTGAGCATATCGGATATTCCATACGTCTGTTGCATTAAACCACGATGAAGCATCAACCTCTGTTACATATGCACCTGCACTGCTGTAGACCCTGATCACCTCCGCTCCTGCCGTCCCATCAAACTCTAAAACATACGAGTTCTCCGGTGAAGTACTGAACATGAATGGAATTAATCTTGCAGTTCCGGCATCTGTCTTCGCTTGAGCGATCTTAGCGAAACCTCCCCGCCGAACAACTCCACCATGAGGCAATATGATAAAGTTCTCACATTGTTTTAACCCATTTGCGTAGGCTTTCGTATCAACTCTCGCTTGCGCTAACGGGCTTAGTATTCCAGCGGTGAAATTATTTTCAACGGGAAAAATCTTACTCATTACCGAACCCCCAATGTTTTAACGTATCTTAATCTGTTGCACTCAACTCCTACTCTCTTTAGGTTTGAAAGATTCTCAGCCTTTGCCATCTTCAGAGTTACAAAATACTCTCCACGGAAAAACTCAGTTGCTTTCAGGTCTCCTGTAACGTGGTAACACCATTTCCATTTGCATAGAGCCTGTATAACAGCACGAAGAGAATTGTCCATCGTCGTACTAAAATACGTGCTTGTGTCAGCATCTTCTAACTCTGTTGAGATTGGTTTATACACGTAGAGGATATCTGGACCGATGAACGCGCTTTCAAAATACCTCCCACGGATTCTCCAGTCAGAGAATGTCCCATCAGAATAATGATGGGAAGCCCCCGTGAACAGAGGCTCCCCAATTATCCTAACGAAGTCTGTTGGAAGATCGTAAACGTAATCAAACTCGTCACTCGTTTCAGTCGATGCGGTCAATGCTGAATCACGCTTGCTGACGCATGTCCACGGTTCCGCCATCAATACTTGGGTTACATAACCGTCTAGGGTTAGAGCGCACATCTTTTCCGTTTTGTTCGTTGACGAAGAAGATAATGCGGTCAGTGCTTTTCCACCAAGTTCTGTCAGAACCGGATTAACGAGATATGCAAGTTTGTCTTCGAGTACGGTCATTCTTTTTTACCGTTTGTTAAAATGAACCACAACCCATTGATACGCGACGGACACTCCGCTTCGAGTGAATCGAATACGCATCACATTTTCACCACGGATCGGGATTCTGTACAATCCGTAACGTGTAATCAGTGGGACACTTGAAGCATTGTAATCATTCCACAAGAACTTCGGCCCGAACGCATCTCCAGGTGCAGCACCTGTAGAAGTAGACGATGCAATAATATCAAAAACAGGGATGGACTTTACCGATGCGGTAGGAGGCGTAGCGCTAGATACAGTCAAAGGAGACAATTCAACCACGAAACTAGCGTTTGTAATTGTCCCTGAGATTCTAGCAGAATCCGCTATAACTCCCTGCCGGTAATACGTTGCAGAAGCACTCGTCGAACTCAGAATCTGCACCGCTGCCCACTCAGAATCTGCCGGTATTGCTAACCAAGATGTATACGAGTTGGTTGCGTTACCGACCGCGAAGGTTGCATGACCAGTTCCGCGTTCCGCTTCCGTCCATTGCGCATATCCATAAGTATCCTCAAGTCCAGCGAATGCAGGAGCCGAGAATGCAATGAGCGTAATAATCAATGCGATTCGTTTAATCATCATCGTTTCCTTTCTCTGGCGATTACATCCACGTCGATTTGACATCAACCCAGATTACTTTCTTGTCTTCCACTCGAACCGCTCCCGATTCATACTTCATCGAGATTTGCAAGCCATCGTTTCGGTCAGGGCGATAAGATTCTTTGATTCGCATCTGTCCCCATTCTGCCGTTCGAAGCGCAGATGGAACGAAGGCGAAGCATCGGAACTTACCATCAGAAGCAGTAATCTGATTGGTGACAATGATTCGGAATCCGCAAGCCTCTTCAAGAGTCGTGACATCGACGTTGTTCTTGTCGGTATAGTCACGGTTCTTGAGTTCATCCGCATCACGAAGCATACGCTTCACGAGAGGAGGGCATACAAGAATCGGACGTTCAACTTCGAGATCGACTTCATTGACCTCAAAATTGTATGTGATTTCTTCCATCAAATCACGATCCGCGAGTGTCGCCGCTCCGCCAACCGTAACGCCTCCGCCAGCAGCAAAGGCTACTGTTGCGGTCGGAAAGGCTCCGGTCGTGGTATCGTCTTCTCCTTCGAGAACGGTTGCCGCTCCAAGCGCAGTCAACAGGACCGTATCGCGGTATCGATTCCAGCGATAATCGATCGTCTGTTTGGTGGCTTGCATAATATCAACCCAGCCGGTCGAAAGAAGATCGTCTTCGGGGATCAGCGGATTGATATAGTATTTTGTTCCGGTGAGTTGACGCTTGGTATTCGTCATCGCCATGTTCTTTGTGAATCCATATCGATCGGTTGACACGGCGAAAGCGTTGATATCAGCACCAGCGTCATTCATTACACCAGAGACGATACCGCTTGTCATAGTATCCTGATACCCTGCGCTTCCATCGATTTGATCCATCTTCGGAATCCACAACGTTCGGGTGTTTATCGGCAGGCTTTTGCTGGGGACGAGATTCCAAAGTTTCGAATCCCGCTGTTGACACGCATGAATAATTTCATCCAGATATTGCTCGACTCCAGTGATGTTAGGAGCATCACCGGCATGAGTTTGAATTAGAGAACCAGATACGGCCATCGCTTTATTTCCTTTCAATGTTAGTTTTCTGTGTGAATAAGACTGAACTAAGATCGGAAAGGGTGACCACTACGGGGGCTTTCCTATTCCCACACGCGGGAACAGACGGGATGAGACTACATCCTTCCCCCAGATCGCACGGTAGCGGGTATCTGGGTTTGCTTTTCATTGATCCGAGTACCCATAAGGGGCGGATCAATAAGGTAGCACAAACCTTTTATACAATTTATATCTTACTGCTTTTTCAAAACTTCGCAAATAGCCAAAATGCCACACGCGATTAATTTAATGAACGGCTTTGAGATACGAGGGATTCCCGATCCCATATTCCCATCTTTAGCCGCCATCTCAATCGTTTCGATGTAATTGATTTTTTCTTTCTTCTCAGCCATTTTCTTATTTCCTTCCTATTTTTTTGCTTGTCTCGATCAACTTGTTATATTCATCGAACAACGGGCCGGATGCCTGTTGTAATTGATTCCGGTAATTTGGGTCTCGTCGAATTTCATCCTTACGACGCTGGATTTCATCAATCGACATCGCATTCGTTTGAATCGCATCCGTTGGGAATGAATGTTCTTGACCAAGCGATGCGTAATGATATGCGATCCGCGCAATTGCATCTGCCGGTATGTTCTTCACCGATTCTTTCACATCGTCAGGCCATGAAGCAAACTCCTTATTCGCTACACTGGCAAACTGCGAATACGTTGGAGTTGTCGGGTCTGCCTTGCTCCTATCAGCAAGCCAATTCTCGATGTTCTTTTTGTACACCTTTGGGGCTTCTTGTTGCGCACCACTGATAGCCAGAACCAATGAATTGAATGTCTGATTATCAATCCCGCATTTATGACACACTTCTTGAACTGTTCCGAGAGCAGACTTATCAAACTGAAGCGGAACATCTTCGCCTTTTTCGTTTTTCACTGTAGCCGTAAGTTTATATTTATCAGGGCTTTCAGGAACGCGAAAAGGTTCAGGCAATTTCGAACGTATTTCCTTGAAGAAGTTACCGACCACTTCCGGCTCTGCTGTTTCTCCAGGGATATCAACAAGTTTCTTGCTCAATGTCCGATGAGCATTATCGAGTGCTACGAGTGCATCTTCCTGAGTTTTGTAACGTTGGATTATCTTGTTATCTTTCAATGCCGGGTTATTGCTGTATTGATTCCACCAAGCATCGCTTGGAGTCTGTGCCGGTGGAGTGTTTGCTGCCGGTGCTGGTGCTGGATTAGGATCGCTTGTCGGTGCAGGAGTAGGATCACCAGCAGATAATAATTCATCTGGAATGAATAATGGGTCTCTCAATTTATTCATCGTTATCTTCTCCTGTCTTCTTTGAAACCGCCGCTAAACGTTTGATATACTCGACAACTTCTGCCTGCAACCCGTTAGCGTAAGTTTCTTCCTGGTTACCTTTAATAAATTTCCCGGAGAATTTTTCCTCCAAATGCTGCAACACTTTCGCTCCATCGCCATTGTTAAATACTTTGAAACATCTTGTAATCTTGTTATTGTTTTCCATGTTACCCGCCTTGCGCCATTTTGAGTCCCGTCTGTATGTCTTTGTATGCCGCAGCCCCTTGTCCAGCCATCTGGGCTTGGGCTGTTGCTTCTTGCAATTGACTAAGTTTATCAGCATTTGCTTGCATTACCTCTGGATCATTAAATATCGATTTCGGAGCGCCACGAGCATCAGAAAGAATCTCGAATATTTTCTGCCAATTGTGCATGGTCAACAAAGTTGGATCGGCCTGAACCGCTTGAGGTGCATTACTGATAATCGAGAAATAAATCGCTAGATACTGCTCAATCGATGCCGCCTCTGACAACCTTTGCGATTTGCTCAATGGGCCTACATATTTTGGCTTAAACCCTCCTTCCAATATTTCTTGCGGTGTTTGCTCAAACTGCCCATCACGATACATCAAATCAACCGCACGTTCGATAAGCGGATCAAGAAAATCATAATTGTGCGTACCAAACATGGGGCCTAGGATACGCATTTGAAACTCAACACGCTTCTGTATTTCAAATGCGGTGTGTGGAGTTCCCTCCATCGGGGGGAGTTGCAACTGATCGATGAAAAACATCTGTTCAATCTGCTGACGCAACCCTATAACAAGGTGTTCAGCAACATCCCAACGTCCTTGGTCAACCAATTGCTTCACTGCGTTTATGTCATTGCACCAGTTAACTCCAAGAGTACTAAGGTTTAGTGTTGGTTCAGATAATGCACCCACCTCAACAAGCATTGGAGGATTTAGCGCCTTGTCATAGTTATCAAGTTGAATCGCTACGGCTTCATTCAGCGTCTTTATATGAGGCATTGCATCAAACGCCGGACAGTTACCGTAACTTTCTCCCTGGATAGGTTCCCAGCGTAGGACCAAATACGGGAACGTATAATACCCTGAATCTCCACGGTTTAGAACTGCTTGTTCTGAAAGAAGAATATACTTCGAGATGAAATTGAATCGGCTTTTCTCATTCTTCTTTTCATAAACAGCATGGAGAATATCGAACTCTTTGTCGGGGTTCTTCTTTGCTTCATTGGTTACAATAGACGGTGTTCCGTCCGGCCATAACTGAATGATCCGTTCTGCCGATAACTTAAACACACGGATGAATTTATTGACTCGGTTATTTGAGGTATCCGCGATGAAACACTCTTTCGGGTGAATAGTTGTGAAATGGAAGATTTTACGTTCGAGTCTTTCATGATATTTGTGTTCAAAAAACAACACGGTAGTTCCAAACGCGGGTAGAATTTTGAAAAATATTGACATCTCCTTGTCAAAATTTGACAGGTTAAATTCATTTTGTACTTTATCGCTATGCCGTTGAATCCAATCCTTCGCCACATAGGAAGGGTTTGGTAGACCGTCCTCCTCGAAATCTACCCACTTAACCCCAGGCGGGACGATCATGCTGTGCATCGTCTTCCCAAGTAAATTCAGGCACTTATTAGCAGTTGCATCATTTACCTTCTGCCGGTTTCCGCGCTCGGAACCCTTCGTAAATGCTTCCGTGAAGTCAGCATAGATCGGAGCGCAATATTCAGCCGATTCTTGCCATCTGGTTTCCCAATTTGAGCGCTCACCCTTCAATTTATGATACAACTTTACCCACTGTTTAGCGTCCATGTTAATCACCGAGAAGCGTATTTTTTGTAGTTTCTGTTGTAGAAGATAACGGGGTGGTAAATATGTTTCCTGAATGACCAGTGCCTAATTTCGCTCTTGCCCGCTTCTCTGCTTCTAGGTTTGGGCCTGGAGGGATTGGCTGGATCGGTTCAACTTTCGGTTGCGAAAATCCAAATATATTCGCTAGAAAACTCATAATTCACCTATTAGCATATCTGCTGTAACTTGTTACAGCGAATCTCTGAACCATTGGTTGATCTGCATCTACGAAGTGTTGAGCGTATTTCCCCATTATAGAAGCATACCGAAGCGCCTCGACTCCATCAAATCGACTTTCTGTTCGCTTGGCTACATCTCCATCTTTCAGATAGCAAGTCCTTAACTCTTCCCAGAGTTGCCGCATCGATGAATCATTGGAAATCTTGAACTTTCCTTGTTTCATTAATTGACCGACATAAATCAACCCGGTAAGTACAAGATTCGATTCACCTTTTGTGAATGAATTATAGGCTGCTTTCTTGTACATATTAATACCTTCATCTCTCATCATCTCCCGGATCGATAAAGGTTTGTCTTTCCCTGGATGCTTTATACCAACATCACGACCGCAAACAACTGGTATTTTGAATCCAACCATATTATCAACGGATCGTATCATTGCTGCGACATCAACAATATTCAGATTCCGAATACGCTGGAAATTCCATACGTAATGATTCCCAAGATGATCGATCATAATCCATACCAGCGCTCCGTAATCACTCATACCCCAATCAAGACCGCAAATATGTTTGCAATCTTGGAACTTCGGTAGATGCTCGAAATCGATCTCTATCATATCTGGATGTTCAATAAGATGCTGAAATACAAGTTGATCTCCGTAGACTGGTTCCCCATATACACGATATGGTATTTCCCAAGGTTCGAGACTGGCCTTGTAATTGTCTACCTGCTCTTTTGTTAAATGCTCCGCCTCATACATTGTCACTTTGCGAAAGTGCGTCAGAGCGTGCCCTGCTGGGTCTGTTGGGCGGTCAAACATGAATCTATGGAGAAGTCGCTGGGAAGGTGGTCTCCCATCCCGCTTTTCAGGAGTCCCATTGAAATCTAAAAATCCTTTGCTATCAAAAACACGGGGGCGAAGTTGTGATACCATGTATTCATTCCAAGGAAATTCATCGAATGTTACGAAATCAAATACGTCTCCCATGATATTACCAAAATCTTGTGATTGTGATCGGAAAAACATGGTTGACACTCCACCGTAATCATTTGGGATTCGAACGTAATCTATGCAACCTCGGTTATCGGTTGACATTGCAAAGTCACATTTTTCACAAATCTCCCTAGAAAAAATGGGCCATACATCTTCCTCGCGTCCAACACCCCACGGTTTACCCTCTCCAAACATAACCCTCTGGATTCCCCCACGAATCTGCACTGCATCGTAACCAACAATAAGACATCGAACTGGACGCTCATAACGTCTACCTACCCAATTAAAAGCCAACCGATCATATTTCCCAGTTGCCCAAACGAAAGACTTAAACGCAGAGAATGTCGTACCGCCAACTCGATTACCTTTGCATACCATAAATTCCTTGATATGTGTATCATTGGTTTTTTCCAATAGTTCGAGTTGCCATTTATGCGGAATGAAGACATCCCATTTCTTCTCTCTCTTCCGCCGTTGTTTCTCCTCCAGGAGAAACGCAAGTTCCCGTTTCTCCGATTCCGTTAATCCTTGGAGGCTCATAGGTTCCGCTGTCATTTGGTTTCAATTCTATAACTTTTGATTTGTCAATAAGTTGACGAATGCGCATTTCGAGTTGTTTTTCAGGTAGTTCTAGTATGTGCTGATGTTGTATCTGCACATGACTGGTCGTCTCTGTAACTTGCTTCCCAAATTCTTCAGGATATTGCGCTTTCAAAAGTTCTAGAGCCATTTTTCCAGAAGAATCCTTCATTGCGCCAGTTACGGCCATGTCTTGGAGAAGAATCTTTCCTGCCGTTTTTACTGCTTGCCATGCTTCACGTAATTTCTGGCAGGCTTCGTTTTCTTTCTCTCCGAAGAATCTAGTCATGCTTCCTTCGGATAAATCCGCTGCTTGTTCTGCGTCTCGTTGAGACATTCGAGAACCAAGGAAACCGATTCTAAGGATATCAACAACGATCGACATATTTTTAAGTTTTTCGGGCCGCCCTATCTGGTTGGCGTGGCGGGTGATTTCTTGTGCGAATTTTATACAGATAGGGCGGACCCTGCGTTTTTTGGCCTCTTTGATAATATCAGCAGAGAACTCTATTGTCTCTGTATCATAAATCTCAAATTCGTTCATTTGATTTGATATTATACCTAGTGTAATGTTATGTCAACATCATTTAACACGATGTTCTTCTCTGTCAATAAGGATTCCAAGTTTAATATTGATCTCCGCAAGCGCTGTATGCAGTTCTTCAATATATTCCCTATTCTTCTCGATCATCGATTCGGCGGCGTTTACTCGATACGCAGTCACGTAGCCCCAACCGATTAATGCGGCAAGCGTAAGTATTAACGGCCAATACCGATACCAATCTTTTCTATCAATAGCGTTTCCTTCATCTTTCCTTGCTGCGTTCATACTTGGCCTCCAATTATTACAAATAGTTATTCAATGTCACTAAATCTATCTGAACGTGTAGATAACCTCATCGCCAACGCACAAGTTAATGTAATATCCTTTCTGCTTTGGTACACGGAAAACTGTATTTTCGTTATATGGGAGATAGTATTCCTTGTCGTCTATGTAAAACTTACAACTGTTATCAACCTTAATAGTTCCACTCACTGGCGTTGGTGTAACCGACCCTATATACATAGTCTGCCCTTTCCACACTTTTGTGGTCACACCATTATTGGTTTCTTCATATTCCGGCGGCCCTGGATCGGGTGTCGGCTCATCAATGATTGGTGCGATCGGCATGTTATACTCAAACTCCCGATATATACTCGGCGTAGGAGATGGTGTTGGTGTCACCAGCGGAACGTAAAGACCTTCATTATCACCGTGTAATAATGTCGCATATTGACTTGGCTTCTGGAGCCTAGTATAGCGACTGTCCTGATACCAATCATAAGCCACTACCGCTGCCAATACGAATACTACTGTAAACAATGCGTTTCTCATTATCTTTCTCCTTCTAGTTTTGCGACTCGTTCTTCTATATCCTTTAACACACTTGAAATCTCTGTTAGCAACGTATTCTC